GACCAGCCTGGGCAACCAGGCCACCGCCGGCCAGGGCTCGGACCTGATCTACCAGCTGTACCACTCGGTGCTTCCTGAGTACCGGTCGTCGGCTGCGTTCGTGATGAGCGACCCGTCCGCTGCTCTGGTCCGTCAGTTGAAGTCGACCACCTCCGGTGCCGGGGTGTGGCAGCCTGCGCTGACGGCGGGTGACCCGGACCTCCTGGTCGGCAAGCCGGTCTACATCGTCCCGCAGCTGCCGACGATGGCGGCCAACGCGAAGTCGATCTACTTCGGCGACTTCTCGGCGCTGAAGGTCCGCATCGCGGGCGGCATCCGCTTCGAGCGGTCGAACGAGTACGCCTTCGGCAACGACCAGATCGCGTTCCGCGCCCTGGTCCGCACCGGGGCCGTGACGGTCGACCCGAACGCCGTGAAGTACTTCGCCAACTCGGCCACCTGATCCATCGTGGCCCGCCTCTTCGGGGGCGGGCCACACCTGATCGAAGGAGTACCCATGAAGGCGCGCATCGTCGTGCAGCCCACCGGCCTCATCAACGGCCAGCCGTGGGCTCCTGTCGGCGAGGAGATGGACCTCCCCGAGGCCGTGGTCGAGACCATGAAGGACGCCGGCTACCTCGAGGTCGTGGAGTCACGCCCTGCGGCGAAGAAGGGTGTCGAGAAGCGCGACGCGAAGGCCAAGGAGTAGTCGATGGCTCTCGGGTATGCGTCCGGGCTGCGCAATGCACAGTTGGATGCGATCACCACGTTCGCCGGCAACTCGGGGAAGCTGCGGATCTACAGCGGCACCCGTCCTGCGACGGGCGGCACCGCGACGACCCTGCTCGCGGAGTTGACCTGCAACGCCACGTTCGCCCCCGCTGCTTCGGGTGGCGTTCTGACGCTGAACGCGATCACTCAGGACGCTTCTGCCGACGCCACCGGCACCGCGACATGGTTCCGGCTGGTGAAGTCCGACGGAACCACGCATGTGATGGACGGCGACGTCGGAACCTCGGGGTCGGATCTGAATCTGAACAGCACCAGCATCACTTCCGGTGCCACAGTTTCCGTTACGTCGTTCACCATCACTTGCGGCAACGCCTGATCGCCGGAGGGGTTCGGTGAACCATGACCGCTCCGACGTTCACCAACCTCACGGCGAACGGTGCGTCTAGCGCCACATCGTTCAACACGGCATCGGTCTCGCCGACCGGGAACCGGCTGATCCTGGTAGCGGTCCACGCCTACATCAACACCGGCTCAGTGCAGCCGTCGGCGCCGACGGTGACCGGGAATGGGATCACGTACACGCTGATCGGGTCGGGGCAGGACGTCGACAACGTAGGCACCGACCGTGCGACGATGTGGATCTACCGGGGTATGGCGGCGTCGCCGTCTGCAGGTGCGATCTCGATCAGCTTCGGCGCGACGACGATGACCCGCTGTTTCTGGTCTGTCGACCAGTCGGATGCGAACGTCGACACGTCGGGAACGAATGGGTCGGGTGCGATCGTCACCGATCCGCCGGTCGGTGTCACGGTGGCCGCCGCAACGGGCACCGGCAACATCACTTACTCCCCGGCGATGACCTCTGGGAACTCGGCGTTCGCGGCGATTGCCCACCAGTCGAACGAGCAAGTCACCCCCCGCGCTTCGTGGACCGAACTTGCCGACACGTTCCCGGTGACGCTCGGAAACATCGAGACCCAGTATTTCGCCGGCACCGACACCGCCGCATCCGGCACGTGGACCACATCGGCCCGCGGTGCCGGTATCGCGCTGGAGATCAAGGCCGCGGCCTCTGGAACCACTGGGACAGTCGCCGCCACCCAGGCCGCGAACACGGCGTCAGCGTCGGGCATCCTCGGCTATACCGGGACCGCAGCCGCCACCCAAGCGAACCAGACCGCGAGTGCGTCGGGGCAACTCGGCTACACGGGAACCGCAGGGGTCACACAGGCGGCCAATACGTCCTCTGCGTCTGGGACCGTCACCTCATCTGGCTTCACTGGTTCGGTCGCCGCTACACAGGCTTCGCAGACGTCGAATGCGTCGGGTGTCCTCGGGTACAGCGGAACCGCTGTCATCGTCCAGGCGGGCAACACAGCGGCAGCCAGCGGCGTCCTCGGCTACACCGGGACTTTCGCTCGCGCGCAGGCGAACCAGACCGCCGCGGCGTCCGGTGGCGTGGCCAACCCGATCACTGGCACAGCTGTCATCACCCAGGCGGCACAGGTCAGCACCGCATCAGGCTCGACGCAGCCGCTGGTCACGTTCGGCACCGCCTCCGCGGGGATCGGTGCCAGACCTACCGCACAGGGCGCGACGGGCGCGGCGCCTATCGCTGTCGCTGCCACTGCGGGTATGGCGTCCGCATCAGCCAGGACCGTAACCGTTCCCACCGCGACAGGAGGATAGATGCCGTACGACATCGGCGATTCCATCTCGATCGCATGGGACGTGAAGGACTCCACCGGGACGCTGACGAACGCTTCCACGGTGACGCTGACGGTGACGAAACCGGACGGCACCCCCGAAACCCCCGCCGTCACGAACCCGCCCACCTCGACGGGTCAGTACCGCGTCACATACGTCCCCGCCCTCGCGGGCAGGTATGCGTGGCGGGCAGTCACGACGACCCCGAACACCGCCTACGAAGACACATTCAATGTTCGCGAAACCGTCTCGCCGTCGCTGATCTCACTGGCTGACGCGAAGGCGCACCTGAATATCACGACCAACACGTATGACGATGAGCTCCGCGAATACCTCGAGGCTGCGACCGAGATCGTCGAGTCCTACGTAGGGCCGATCGTGACCCGCACCCACACCGCACGCGTCGACGGGTACCGCTACAGCATCCCGCTGCCGCACACCCAGGTGGCTGCGGTAACCGCAGTGACGCTGGTCTCCGATGGCTCCAGCCCGATCACGCTGTCGGACCTCGCGGTCGACACCACCACTGGGGTGATCTCCTACAAGGCCGGCGGGGTCCTGCCGTACGGGAAGCTGGACGTCACCTACACGGTCGGGCGCTCGTTCGTGAAGGCGAACTGGACCCTCGCGGCGAAGATCATCGTGAAGCACAACTGGGAAACTCAACTCGGGAATCTGCCCAGCATCCAGGGCGATGACCCCGGTTACGTCGTTTCCGGCTCCGGCTACCTCGTCCCGTACCGGGCGATCTCACTGCTGCAACCCGACGACGTCCCGGTCGGGTTCGCGTGAGCACCAAGGTCGACGCGGTATGCCTCGCTCTTACCGCACTGTGGACGTCTGCACTGACTGACGTGCAGGTTGCGGATGGGCCACAGGCGAACAGCGATTCAGGGAATGACTGGCTTTTCGTCGGTGCCAACGGAGACGCCCCCGACGAGTCACCCGAAGCGGCTGCTGTTGATCAGTCGTGGATGGCGTTCGCGAAGACCATGCAGGAGACAGGGCAGATCACCTGCGCCGTCGTCTCCCGCAGCGGTGACACCGACATCCCGGCCCGCAGGGCCCGCGCCTACGCGATCCTCGCGACCGCCGAGACGGCTCTACGGGCTGACCCGTTGCTGGGTGGCGTGGTGATGCAGTCCTACGTGTCGGCGCACCAGTACATACCGGCCCAGACGACACAGGGCGCCAAAGCCCGCGTCGTGTTCACGGTCACATACCAGGCCCAACTCTGATTCGGGAGAACGAATGGCAACCCTGACAACCCAGTCGATCACCCGTGCGGGGGTGACGCCCACCTTCACGGCGGTGGCCGGCGGCGGCGATGCCTGCGAGTGCGGCGACGACATCTTCCTTGAGTTCCTCAACACGAACGCTGCGACCTACACCGTGAACCTCGCTATCCCATCGAGCGCCTCGACCTACGCGAACGTCACCTACACCAACGTGTCGGTGACGATCCCGGCGACGACCGGCGACAAGGTGATCGGCCCGATCTCGTCGCTGTTCAAGGACCCCACCACGGGTCTCTGCACGATCACCTACACCGGGACCACGACCAACGGAACCGTTGGCTGCTTCAAGCTGCAGGCGCCGTGATGAACACATACAAGGCGACCTCCCCTGCTGCTGTTGCGGCCTTCGCTGACGGCGTGTTCGAGCGCGACTTCACCGCGACCGAGGAGAGGGACTGGCTCGACTCCGGTCTCCTCGAACTCGTCCCCCGTACCTACAAGGTTCTGTCCAACAACTTCAGCACCGCGGAGCAGGGCGAGACCGTCGAGAGCTCGTTCCCCGTTGAACTCGAGGCGGCGTTGATCCAAGGCGGCCACATCGAGCGGGTCGACAAGCCAGCAGCCAAGGCTGCGGAGAAGAAGGAGAAGTAGCCGTGGCCCTGTTCACTATGACCGATTGCTACATCAGCATCAACGGCGTCACACTGTCCGACCACGCCAAGAGCGTCACCTGCGAGGACACCCGCGACCAGGTGGACTTCACCGCGTTCGGTGCCACCAGCAAGGTCTACGGCAAGGGCTTGGGTGACGCGAAGATCACCGTCGAGTTTTACCAGGACTTCGCCGCATCGAAGACCCACGCGACCCTGCAGCCGCTGATCTCGTCCACCACGCCATTCACGGTGGAGGTGCGCCCCACCAGCGCGGCGCGTTCCTCGACGAACCCGGCGATCCTGATGACGGCGCTGCTGTTCAGCTACAGCGGTCTCGCCGGCTCGATCGGTGACGCCTCCACGATGACGGCCGAGTTCACGAACGCCAGCCAGACCGGCGTGACCTACCCGACGAGCTAGTGCCAAGTATCGAGATCCAGGGCGGCGACCAGTTCGCACGGCTCGCCGCCAGGATCCGCAAGGCCGAGGGCGAACTGCCGCACGAACTCATCGAGGCGCTCGAGCGTGCGGCACCACCCCTCAAGCGGGCCGCAAAAGCGTCGGCCGCGGCGAACCTGCCCCATCGGGGTGGGCTCGCCGGGATCGTCGCGTCGTCGGGGATGTCGACCCAGCGGCGAGCCGGTGGGATCCGGATCGTTGCCAGAGGCATCAAGCAGCTGAATCTCACGAACAGCGGCAGGGTCAGGCACTCGGTGTTCGGGAACCCGTTCACCTGGGTCACTCAGGCGATCCCGAAGGCGCGCGGCTGGTTCGACAAGCCAATGCATGACGGCGCGCCCAGGGTGCGCCGTGAGCTCAACAAGGCGCTCGACAAGATCGCCCGCAAGATCGCTTAGGACCAGCGGCCCCGTTTCCCTGACCGGACGGGGTCGCTGCTCATTCACGGTCAGGAAGGTCAGGAGAAGTCAATGGCAGTCGTCAAGATGAAGGTCACCTACCAGGACGGGCGCGAAGCAGATGTCATTGCGTCGCCTCGCGCGCAGGTGATGACAGAGGAGCGTCTCGCGGGAATGCCCGATCGGAGGATCCTGGGCCACTTCTACCTGGCATGGGCGTCCCTTCACAGGGCGGGCAAGGAGTCTGCCGATTTCGAGACCTTCCTCGATCAGGTCGCAGACGCTGAAGTCATCGAGCCCGACGAGGATGACGAGCCGGACCCTACCCAGCCGGCTCAACCCGGCGATATCTCGTCCGTCTGAGCCTCCTCACCCAGATCCCGTACGCGGTTCTCGTAGACGAGGACTGGGAGACCCTGCTCACCTATCAAGACGTTCTCGATGAGCTAGACGGGAAAGAGAAGCCCGTTGATGGTTACCAGGCTCTCCTTCAACAGGCGCAGAAGTTCGGAGGGTGACCGTGGCTGATTCAAGGCTCGCCTTCGACATCATCGCAAAGGATGACGCTTCGCGCGTCTTCGACAAGGTTGCCCGTAGCGCCGACAAGACCGCCGCTTCGCTGGAGAAGACCGGCAAGGTCAGCGACAACGTCACGAAGTCGTCGGATCGTTTGACGAAGGCGCGCAATGCCGAGACGAACGCCCTGGACAAGGTGCAGATCGCCGAAGCGAAGCTGGCTGAGGTCCGCAACAACAACAAGTCGAAGACGTCACAGATCCTCGCCGCAGAGAAGGCGCTCGCGAAGGCTCGACGCGATGCAGCCGCCGCGGGGAATGTCGCACAGAAGGCGGCGAAAGAACTCGGCGACGCCCTTGAGAACGAAGGCGAGAAGTCGGGAAAGCGGCTCGGCGGGTCGCTGAAGAAGTGGTTCACCGGCGACGGCAAGAGCGTGTTCAAGTCGATCGGCGAGGACGGCGGCACCGTCTTCGGGTCCGGGATCGCGGGCGCATTGAAGACCCCGGTAC